AACTGCTACATATTTACCATTACCATAAGTGACTGAGTACCAATTTGCAGAACTTGGTAAAGTAGATGCTGTCCAGTTAATACCGTCTGTTGAGTAAGCGGTTGTACTTGAGTTATATGCAACTGCTACATATTTGCCATTACCATAAGTGACTGAACGCCAATTTGCAGAACTTGGTAAAGTAGATGCAGTCCAATCATCTTCAATTATATAACTCCCAGAACTTACATCTAACTCACCTACTAAACCCACACCATCTTCGCTACTAAAAGTTTTCGCTCTAACAACATCTATGCTAAGAGCATCTCCAGACGGAGCTACCCCTCCTTGATGTACTAATCCTCTCATTTCACAGCCCCCCAATCAAAAGTTACAGCATTTGTTTCTGTCGCATCAGAAGTAATTGTAAAACTACCTGCCGAAGACTCTACAGACCAAGAGCCAAGTTTTTCGGAAGTTGGGCTTACAATTACCATAGTGTTAGCAGTAATAAAGGCATCTGTAACTTGATAAGTTGTTTCTCCAGATGTAAATGTTCCAGAACCATTCTTGAACATTGTTGGTACTTCCCAAGTGTACGTTCCCGCACTTGCACCAGCGGTTAAGACTTTGCCTGCGTTTGTAGTTGAATTGGCAGGTACATGCAAATTGCCATCACCTGTTGGGTGAGAGTAATTGTTTGCACTTTCGTCTATACCACTTAACTTTGTTTGTTCAGTTGCAGTAAACACTTTATTGGTTGTGCCATTTGTTAAAGTGTCTGCGGATTGCGTGCCGGTATGGTTTGCTCTGTCTCGGTCTGCGGAATGATAATGTAATGCACTACTACCGCCATCCGTTAAGTCGGTTGCATTTACGTCTGATATATTATTGACTTCCGCATTATCGTCTATACCACTTAACTTACTTTTTTCAGTTGCAGTAAAGGCTTTGTTGGTCGTTCCGTCTGGAATATCATCTAAATCTAAACTAACATTACCAGATACTTGGGTAACATTATTTACAGATGTTGTTAAGCCATCTGCACCATCATTACCAGCAGGACCTTGGATACCTTGGATGCCTTGGGGACCTTGTTCACCTTGTGGACCTTGAATACCTTGGTCACCCTTAATAGCCATCAAACCCCAATATGTACTGTTGGTAGGTTCAATTACACCTTCTTCAGATGTATGGGAAACTTTACAATAATAAGATGTTCCATTAAAGTACACTACATCTATTTGAGTATCGTTGTTATAGTAATCAGTTTCGTCTGCCCATGCTCCTTGTGGGTAATAACCCTTACCGGTATCCCCATCATCACCTTTTGCACCGGCAGGACCAATGTCACCTTGGGGACCCTGAATGCCTTGAAGTCCTTGTGGACCTTGTGCCCCTGTCGCTCCTGTTGCTCCTGTCGCTCCTGTTGCTCCTGTTGGACCAATATCACCTTGAGGACCTTGTATACCTTGTATGCCTTGCGGACCTTGTGGACCTTGGAGTGAGCCTAAACTAACCCAATCGTCAATATCATCATCCCAGATATAGATTACATTATTGGAAGATGTTCCAACACCATAGGCATCCCCAGCCACTCCCGTTGGGTGTGCTGTTTGCAATGCAAGTAGTGTCGGATAAAGGCTTAAAATTGTAAATGAGGTTCCATCTGCACCAGCGGGGCCGGTTGCACCCTGTGCACCAGTAGGACCTTGTGCACCAGTAGGACCTTGCGGACCAGTAGCACCGGGGTCACCCTTTGCCCCAGTTGCACCAGCAGGACCTTGAACACCTTGTGGCCCCTGTGGTCCAGTAGGACCAGTAGGACCAGTAGCACCAGTAGCTCCCGTTAATCCAGTTAATCCTCTCGCACCTTGTGGCCCCTCGGGACCCATTGGGCCAGTAAGCCCAATCACACCTTGCGGGCCAGTAGCACCTTGAGGACCAGTAGGACCAGCGGGACCTTGCGAACCGGTGGGACCAATATCGCCTTGAAGTCCTCTTGGACCAGTAGCCCCAGTAGCCCCAGTATCTCCTTTATCTCCTTTTAATCCCGTTAATCCAGTAGGGCCTTGCGGACCAGTAACACCTTGCGGTCCTTCTGGCCCAGTCAATCCTTGAGGGCCCCTTGGACCTTCTGCACCAGTTGCTCCCTGTGGGCCAGTTTCGCCTTGAATACCTCTTGCTCCTTGCGGACCTTCTGGACCAGTGGGACCTGTGGGACCAATAGGCCCTTGTTCCCCCTGTACTCCCTGAGGGCCTTGCGGACCACGAACATATACGGAAGAAGGGATTACACCGGCAGGACCTTCACTAAAACTCATTAACCCTGTTTCTTGGTTTACCGAAGGTATAATGGATTTGCCAGTATCACCCTTTTCACCTTGAATGCCTTGAATACCCTGAATACCCTGCGGACCAGTATCGCCTGTGTCACCTTTAAGTCCCGCTATTACCGTTGCATTGTTGGCTTCATCGTCACTCATTGTAGTGTAATTAAACCTTAACCTTGACCGCTGTGGCATAGGTTCGCCATCACCATCTAAAATTAAATGGCCGCTTGAACCGGTGGCTTCCCATACATCACCGTCAGTTGTAACTTCAATCACCTTGTCTACATTAAGTCTTATACCTTTAACATCATCAGAATAAACACTTTCCTCTAATATGCCCTGCACCGTTTCGGCTCCACCTACTTTGACGGGCGTTGCTCCGATTTGGTCGGCACCAGATGAACCATCGGTAACAGCGAGTAAATCATCTACGATCCCATTGATGGAAGCCTTTAACTCGTTATCGCCTCGGCCATCAAAGAATGCTTTTAATTGTGCCGCAGTTAATGTCGGAGTGTCGGCAAGGTCTTTGACGTTGTGGGTATATGCTGTAATTTTTCGTGATAGTATTGCCATTTTGCACCTACTTTCTATATTTCCCGGATTCGGTGTATTCGATTAAAGCTTTGTAAAGTCCAAACGGTTCGTTTATTTGTGAGTTCTCAAACCGGAATTGAACTTTGTCCTCGCCACGAATCTTTATCTTTTGGCCGAGTGTGTGAGGGGTAGAATCGGTTGAGAATGTGAATGAATCGAAATACACTTCGGCAAACGAGAAATACATTGCTTCTAAATTGTACGGTACCTTTTCGCTCCACAGTCCCTTGATTCTTGCAGAGATTTTAATTCCTGTCTTGGGAGCAGATGCGATTCTTACCCCTACATAGGTAAATGTCTTTTTGTTTGCAAAACTCTGTCCGTCAAGTTCGGGTGTGTCCCAATATGCGGAAATTGCTTCTCCATCATCGTCCATCTGGCCGGAAACAAATTCGCATATCTTACCGTCTGATGTGCCAAACCATAGTCCATTATCTTCCCATAGTAGCCTTGCGTTTAGACCCGGCCACTTATAGCACTCATATTGCCTTGTAGAATATGGTCTGTTTCGTTCATAGGAATACTGGGTTCCGTCTAATATGTAAATGTCTGTTCCGGTGGTGAGAAAATAGAACCCGTCATATGTGCATGAATACGAATCGTCAAGTGTTAAACCTTTCAATGCTTCGGTGATGTAATATGACCGCTCTTGGCTTAACCGCTCGCCCAATACATCGGATGGTGTGATTGCGGAGATATTATTTTCCACGCTTACAAACAATGGTTCGTTTTCCAGTACAGAAAAGGAATGTTTCGCCAATGCTCCGGTGGTTTGGTAAGAACCCCTTAACACAAACGCTACCCCATCGTCTGTTAAAACGCCCTCTCGTAATACTGCGTTGGAGTTGTTGTCTTCTCCAGCTTTATGGGTTACTAAAAGTTCATTCACTATGGAGTAATTAACAATCGCCTTGTTCCCAAGTACAGAATAGTTAATGTCTGGGAAATAGGTTGGGTCGGACAGCTCGGAATAATAGTCATAATTTGGATAATCTGGATTTCCGGTAACAAACAACCTATCCCTTGACCCATTGACTCCGTACAAAATACAAGTGTCGCACTTGTTGATACGGTCTGAATACCCTGATATGGTCTTGGAATATGTGATATACACATTGTCCTCGCCTGTAATCGGTGAATCGCCCGGTGCTACGTCAAATGTTACTGTTCCGGCTGTTCGGTCAACTGTAAAATCGGTATCTTCGACTAAATCCACAAATACACCGGATCCGTCCATCTTTTTAGCGGTAACATCTGTGGCATCAAGTCCAGTATGTGGAAGTTGATATATTACGGTTCCGGCAGTACCCAAAAACCCTACTTGCATATATGGAGAAATTAGGTTTACCGCTTCATATACCGTACCGCCACCGGACGGACCTCTGCCAATCAGAATCAAAGGCACTTTGCCTGTAATGTCCGAAAATGAACCGTCATAGGTAACCATTTTTTTACCGTCTAAAATAAATAGATCACCGTTCATTAAAACGGAAACCGAAAAACCGTCTTTCATGGTGCTTGACAATAATGTCGGGGTTTCTCCGTCTTTATACAAGTTCTCGCCGGAATGGACAAGTTTATCTGTACCATGAAAATGAACACCGTTAATTTGGTCGGCATAGGTTCTTCTTGTTGTATACCCGTCTCGTTTACGGACTTTTCCAATAGTGTCCCGTATCATGTTGGGGCAGTTCGGACTTCGGGATATATTTACATTGTTGGGGGCAGAAGTTAAGTCTATTCCTAAAAAGGTTTCTATCTCATAGTTGTAGACTTTCTTTCTTGCCGGTATGTTGAATTGTGCCATCACATATCTCCAAATTCAATGGTACCTATATTTACGTTGGGTAGTAGTAGTTCCCTTGCGACTTCAAACTCGTTTCGCCATTGGGTTGAAAGACCAATATCATCGTCTTTATAAAGTTGACTTGCCATGTATAAAGGTAAAAGCACTACCACTTCGGGGTCTATCAAGAGTTCTTCCGTACCAAGCGTGTCTTTGGTGATTTCCTGTGGATATGCGTTGTAAAATACTTCCCACGTCCCAGCGAGGTTCCCAAATAATACAAATACGCTCTTTCCCTCGGTAGAATAATAAGTTGTCGGTTTGTAGTTCTCGCCATCGGTATAGTAAACCCTGTTCCCACCAAAAGAGTAAAAATCGGTTGTGAGTTCCGATAAGTCATATTTATTTACTCCCTCGTCTGTTCCATCTTGGGTGATCGTGATACTCTTGACAATGTATTTCCCTGCTGTGGAAAGTAATTTTAACCCCTCGTTAGCCACATATGGCATGGATTTTATATATGGCTCGGTAGTGGAATCTTCAATGAGGGTATCGCCTGTTGTTAAAAACATTTTCTGCAAACAAGCAATCCTGATATCATCCCATGTCATTGGTTTTCTCCTTTATATCGTAATTGACTTGACCCTTATGGCCACAGATTATTTTCTTGTCTAAATAAAGTTTGAACCCTGCGTTTTGTGCTTTGCGGCAGAAATACACATCTTCGCCCATCTCCAATGTGTAGACAAACCAAGGGTACGGTATTTTCTCTAATACAGATACCTTCATTAGTACGCACCCGAACCCGAAAGCGTCCACTTCCATTAATTCTCCATCGGTAAACAGTTCCTCGGCTAACACATCTATGTAATCGTCATTTACAAGCCTTTTAGCGACTACTCTTTTGTCGTTTAATAGTTTGTATCGGTATACCCCTGATACTATGTCTGTATCGTGCGATAACAGCCTTGTAAGGGTATCCTTGGGGAGTAGCATATCTGAATCAACCCACAAAATGTAATCAAATTTGTTTTCCTGTGCGTATTTTGCTATGACATTCCTCGCGACGTCCACCGAATAGGAATTGGGTATAACAAGTTCGATATTCCCAGTCTTTTCCATCTCGAACAAGGAAACAAAACATTCTGTTTCGATATACCTTGCGGATGGTATCGAGAGTAAGATTTTCATAATACCTCCTACACGAAAAGAAAGGGGAGAATGAATCTCCCCATCTTTTTACGGTAATACGATTGCTCGTACTTCGATTTGCGTTCCGGTTGTAGTGTCTTTGGACACTATATTAACCTTGCCCTTGTTGTCACCGCTAACATTTACGAATCGACCCGATTCTACCACTACGCAAGCCTCCTTATCCCCCGCCAACGTAACTTCAAGGTCGGAAACACCCTGTAACCCATTCCCGGCTTTGATTACCGCTGTATGGGTGACGTTGGTGATGTTGTTTTTCAGAAGAAGAAGTATCTTCTGGTCGTCTTTATCGAAAGTAACTAATGCCCCGTCCGTTTTGGCTACGGTGGCCGCTGACGGAACAGCGGTTGCGGCATTTCTGGTTACCACAGTTTTGGTAATTGCAGTTGCACTCATATCTTACTCCTTTATTTTATTCGTGAAATAACCTCGTTATACCTATTTATGGGCTTTGATTACATAGAGTTCTTTCGGTCTTACAACCTTGACTCCGTAAACATTCAATCCCTTAATGGCATCGGTAAACAGATCGTCTGGTCGATAAGGTTCTACCTTGTCGATTTGGTTTACATATGCAATCGCTTTCTTGGTTCGGACCATTGCATACCAATCTGTGTTATCATAGTAGAGGTTGTTGCTTACTCTAACTCTTACATTGTCGTAAAATCCTACAATGCCTTTCTTCATCATTTGACTATTGGCGGTATCGAGTTCGATGTACTTGTCTTTCAGGTACTGATAAACAAAAGGTGGAAGTTCCATCACTACTTCATCGTCAATCTGAACATCGTTCTCACGAAGTTTCAAGATAGCGGCATCTACTGCGGCTTTCGCACCGGCAGCAGAATCAATCTTCAAACTGTTTGAAAATGCTCCAGCTCCCAAGGCTCCACATTCGGCTACATCGCCATCGATTTCAAGTGCCATCGCTCTTGTGGCTTCCTCCATTAAGGCTTCCATCAATCCGGGTACACTCTGTGCCCTGTCTACATCGTCAACACCGAAGTTGAAATACTTCGCCTTGTCGATATCGAGGAATACCGAGGAATCCGCAATGTTTTCCGGACTTCCAATAGTTGTTCCGACATAGTTACCAATACTGGGTTTGCCTACACCAAGGATTTTAACCTTGTTGCCATATTTGGCTTCGCCCTGAAACTCTTTGTTGCACCACTCGGACAGAATGGCTCTCTTTTCTAATTCGTGTTGAATATGCTTTGACCAAAAGGTCTGTTTGAAATTTGTATAAGCCATATCGTTTTCTCCTTATTTCCATTTGGACATTGATCGTCTGACAGCCTCCATAATCTTGGGGTTGTCATAATCTTTGTCGGTTAATTTGTCCACTTCGGCAGGAGTGTAAAAGTCTTTCTCTTTTTGCGAAGATTGATTCACGCCGCCTATCTCTGGCGGTGCTTTCTTTGTTGTTGCGTCGTTCTTTGCTTTGACTATCTCATAGGCAAGTACCGGGTCTCTTTCATCACCCAACGCTTTTAATGTTGAGAAAAACTCGTCTCCTAATTCGTTTAGGTCTTTCACTTCCGGGTGGACTTTCTGAATTGCGGTTAAATCGTCTGCCATTAACTTTTGGATGGCAAGACTCTTATACATTTCTATCTCGCTTTGCATTTCCTCTTTTTCCCGTAAGGCGGATTCTTCTTTTTCACGAATCGCTTTTGCTTCCTCTTGGCTTATGCCATTGTTTTGAGCATATAAAGCATCTGCAATCTCTTGCGGTGAACCTTCGTATCCATAACCTTTTAGGGAATCGAGTAGACGGTCAAACTCGGCTTTCATCTTTTTATTCTCGGCTTCGTATTTCCGTCTGATTTCTGCAAACTTCGAGTTTTCCTCTGCACTCTGTTGAGGTTTAGCGACTTCCTCTATTGGTTCTTCTGTTGATTCTTCTATTGGTTCTTTGGGTTCTACTTCTATCGCTTCGTCAGGTGCTTCGGTATCGGGAGTAGCGACTTCCTCTATTACGCTATTAATTTCTTCCATCTTTTCTCCTTGTGGTTTTTACGCTAACCAGCGAATTTATGTAAAAGCTTATTGCTTTTGCAACGTGAAATACAATGTGTGTTCGGTTTCTTGGACAAACACCGTCTTGAAGTCGGCTTTATATAAATGCCGGAAATCGCTCATAGTGGTTTGTCCCACTTGCTTATAACTGTCTTGGTCTAAAAACGTTAAACTCTCTTTGGTGATACTTCTTCTATGGGATGGATCGCCCCATGTCCATACACCATTTGGCACGCTTGCCATAAAAAAACCACCGGGTTTTAATATCCGATGGTATTCGGTGAACTCTTTGAAGAAAAACTCATAATCGCCTTGGTAGGCTAAATGTTCCAATACTTGGTATGCGTGTATCTCGTCAAACTCGTTATCTTTAAACGGTAATGGGTGAACTGTTAAATCCCATACAATGTCCGGCTTATGGTCAGCATTGATGTCTAATCGAACAGGGTTTTCAAATTCTTGATTCCCGAAACTTAAATCTTTTATGATTCGGGAACCACACCCTATGATTAACTCTTTCATGGCTTTTCCTTTATCTGTGGTTCGACTTGTTCACCGCTTGCGGTAAAGGCTTTTCTGTAAATCTCACATTTTGGAT